AAGATATTGAAAAAGGACCTGTAGAGGTTATCCCAGAAGAAGACGGTGGAGTTACATTAGACTTTGAACCAGGATCAATAAATGTACCTGGAACAGAATCACACTTTGATAACTTAGCTGATATTTTACCAGATGATATTTTAGATCCAGTTGGAAATGAAATGGTTCAAAATTACATGGACTACAAATCATCTAGAAAAGAATGGGAGAGCGCTTACACAACAGGATTAGATTTACTAGGTTTCAAATACGAAAACAGAACTGAACCGTTTCAAGGAGCTTCAGGTGCAACACACCCAGTTCTTGCAGAAGCAGTAACACAGTTCCAAGCTCAAGCGTATAAAGAATTATTACCAAGTGATGGACCGGTTAGAACACAAGTTATAGGAATTAAGAATCCACAAACAGAGCAACAGTCTCAACGTGTTAAAGATTATATGAATTATTTAATCATGGACACAATGAAAGAATATGAATCTGAATTTGATTCTATGTTATTTCATTTACCACTTGCAGGTTCTACATTTAAAAAAGTTTACTACGACGTACCACTTGGAAGAGTGGTATCGAAGTTTGTACCAGCGGATGAATTAATTGTTCCGTACACAGCTACCTCATTAGACGATGCGGAAGCAGTTATTCATACCGTGAAAATTTCAGAGAATGAATTAAGAAAACAACAAGTATCTGGATTCTATAGAGATGTAGAACTAAGTCCTCCCGGTACAGAGACTAATGGAGAATTAACTAAAAAAGAACGTGAGCTAGAAGGAACTAAAAAGACAGGAAAGAACGAACCTGTATATACTTTGTTAGAGTGCCACGTTAATTTAGACTTAGAAGGTTTCGAAGATGTTGGAGCAGATGGTGAACCAACAGGAATAAAATTACCTTACATCGTTACAGTCGAAGAAGGTAGTAGAGAAGTTTTGTCTATTAGACGAAACTATGCGCCCGATGATCTAAAGAAAAATAAAATCCAATATTTTGTCCACTTCAAATTTCTGCCAGGATTTTATGGCTTTGGACTCATTCACATGATTGGCGGATTGAGCAGAACGGCAACGGCTGCTCTCCGTCAATTATTAGATGCTGGAACTTTAGCTAACTTACCTGCAGGATTTAAACAACGTGGGGTTAGAGTTAGAGATGAAGCATCCCCTATACAACCAGGTGAATTTAAAGATGTAGATGCACCAGGTGGAAATTTAAGAGATGCGTTCTTTCCATTACCATACAAAGAACCAAGTCCAACATTGTTACAGTTACTAGGAGTGGTTGTACAAGCTGGTCAAAGGTTCGCGGCTATTGCTGATATGCAAGTGGGTGATGGTAATCAAGGTGCTGCAGTAGGAACTACAGTTGCACTTCTAGAACGTGGATCACGTGTTATGTCTGCAATACACAAAAGATGTTATGCAGCGATGAAGAATGAATTTAAATTATTATCTAAAATAGTTTCACAATACTTACCACCAGAATATCCTTATGATGTTGTAGGTGGTGCAAGAAATATTAAACAGACTGATTTTGATGATAGAGTAGATGTAGTGCCAGTAGCAGACCCTAATATATTTTCAATGTCTCAAAGAATTACACTTGCACAAACGCAATTACAAATTGCAACATCAAATCCACAGATGCACAACATGTATCAAATCTATAGAAACATGTATAATGCAATTGGTGTTAAAGATGTAGATGCAGTTCTACCTCCACCTCCACCAACTGCACCAAAAGATCCAAGTTTAGAGCACATTGATGCAATGGCAGGAAAACCTTTTCAAGCTTTTCCAGGTCAAGACCATAGAGCACACATTACAGCTCACTTAAACTTTATGTCTGTTAACATGGTAAGAAATAATCCACCTGTTATGGCTGCAATACAAAAAAATATACTAGAACACATTTCAATAATGGCTCAAGAACAAGTTCAAATGGAATTTAGAGAGCAGTTAATGCAAATGCAGCAAATGCAGCAGATGGCTGCAATGGATCCACAGGTTCAACAACAGTTACAAATGCTTACAAACCAAGTTGAAGCAAGAAAAGCAGTGTTGATTGCTGAAATGACTGAAGAATTTATGAAAGAAGAGAACGAAATCACTTCACAATTTGATTCAGACCCACTATTGAAGCTAAAATCACGTGAAGTTGACCTAAGAGCGATGGAAAATGCTAATATAAACTAGTAAAGGTAAAAAACTATGATGAACTATAAAAAAGCAAAACAAATGGCAGTTCCAAGTCAAAATGTTGAAGTAGATCCAAGATCTAAAACAACTGCTGACGGTTCTTACAACGGTCTTCCTACTGGAGACAAAGAAAAAGTTAGAGGAACTAAAAGAATGCTATCTGAAAAGAAAAAAGAAGCTACTTGGTACTAAATCATGTGGTTCAGTGCAATTAAACTAGCTATAAACGCTGGCAGTCACATTTATAAAAAAAAACAAGAAACTAAAATGATGATGGCCAATGCACAGGCTAAGCACGCAGAAAAAATGGCCTCTGGAGAGTTAGAATACTCGGGCAAACTTTTAGAAGCAAGACAATCGGATTATAAGGACGAGGCGGTTCTTGTAATTCTCACGTTGCCCATATTGGTGCTCGCATATGGAGTTTTTTCAGACGACGCACAGGCGATGGACAAGATAAAAATCTTCTTCGAGCATTTCCAGTCGCTCCCGACTTGGTTCACAAATTTGTGGATCCTTGTAGTGGCGTCAATATATGGTATAAAGGGTACACAAATATTTAAGGGAGGCAAAAAATAATGGCTAGTAAATTTATAAGAGGAATTTTTAAAATAGTAAAAGGTGGTAAAACCTCACCAACTATTTCATCTACTACAATCAATGTTGGTAATTTAAAAAAGAATAAAGAAACTTTAGATAAACTTATAAAAACTACAGATGCTTATGTTACGAAAGCAGGTAAAGTTGATCCTTCTTTAAAAGAATCTCTTAGAAAAGCAGGTTCTAAATCATTACAGAAAACAGATAAAATTTTAAGAAAAGGTGGAAGAAAAAATCTTAAATTTGGTGGTGGTGCAGATATGGGTTCAAAAAAACTTTCACCAAAACAAATGAAGATTGCAAAACAAGCTGGAGATCCTAATAAAATCGAAGGTGTTGATTTTAAAAAATTACAACAAAAGAGAAAAGTATAATGGAAAAAATACTAACAGCTTTAAAATTAATTGCTATTCAACTTGAAAGAGCTAATGAACTAAAAGAAATAGAACTTACTGATAAGTTTAATTCTGATATACAAAACCCAGTTTTTGAAGAGAAAAGAAATAAACTTTTAAAGGAGATAAAAAATGGCAAAACTCTGTCCTAGAGGAAAAGCAGCAGCGAAGCGAAAATTCAAAGTATACCCTTCGGCGTACGCAAACATGTACGCTTCAGCAGTATGTTCAGGTAAAGTCACACCAGGTGGCAAAAAGAAAAGAAAAAAAGCAATGGGTGGTGGAATGATGGACATGCCTAGAGCCACATATAAACATGGTGGATCTTGTAAAGCGATGAAAGGAAAAGGAAACGCTTACGGAAAGAATTCATAATGCGTACTCACTTTTCAAAAGGTGGATTAAGACAATGGGTAGCCGAAAAATGGGTGGACATTGGAGCGCCGAAGAAAGACGGCAAATATCAACCATGCGGGAGAAGCAAAGGCTCAAAGAGGAAATATCCAAAATGCGTCCCACTTGCAAAAGCCACACGGATGACAAAAGGGCAAAAGGCGAGTGCTGTCAAACGAAAACGAGCAGCCGGTAATCCTGGCGGTAAACCAACCAACGTAAAAACATTTGCATAATGAACTTAGAAAAAGATTTACAAAAACTAAAAAAAGAAAAAGCATTAAAAGAATCTGCTATTGCACAACTTAGAAAAAGAAGCAAAGACTCTATTGCAAGACCTAGAGCAGAAAAAAATATATTATCTAACAACCCTGAAATGCAAAAAATCTAATGAGTAGATATAATAAAAAAGAAGACCTATTAAACAACCCTGAGTTTAGAAAAAAACATAAAATTAAAGATAAAGGTTTAGAAAACAATCCTAAAAATTTACCCAGAGGACTAAGAATTGATACCACTACAGGTGAAGGAGCAAATATTACTAGAATTAATAGAGCAAAAGGTGGATCAATTAGAAAAACTACTAAAGGTAAAGGTGCTAATTATAGACCAACAAAATCTGGAGCTGGAATGACAGCTAAAGGTGTAAGAGCTTACAGGGCAGCAAACCCTGGAAGTAAATTAAAAACAGCCGTGACAGGAAAAGTAAAACCTGGATCAAAAGCTGCTAATCGTAGAAAATCATACTGCGCTAGATCACTAGGACAATTAAAAAGGTCATCAGCAAAAACACGTAACGATCCAAACTCACGAATCCGTCAGGCACGAAGGAGATGGAAATGTTAAAAAAGAAAAAAGAGCTAACTAAAAGACAAAAAGAAACTCTAAAAAAACACAGCAAACATCATTCTTCAAAGCATATGACAAGTATGAAAAAAGACATGAAAAAAGGAATGTCATTTTTAAAAAGTCATAAAAAAGCTATGAAGAAAGTTGGTGCTTAGTGCAATTAGAAACAGTAATAAATAAAACTTTAAGATTTCTAGATTCAAGAATAGATCAATTGTCAATATCAGTAACGTCCGGTAGTGTTGACAACATGGAAAATTATAAGTATATAATAGGACAAATAAATGCACTGGAATCAGTGCGTCAGGAAATCTCTAACCTGCTAAACGATAAGGAGCACAATGAAGGAACAGTCATCGATATTAACACCAAACAATGATCTTATTGGTGTAAAAAAATCAGAGAAAAAAGAAGAGAAAGAACCTAACT